ATTACCTGTAATAGTTGCGTCTCCACCAACATTAAGATCTTTAGCGATACCAACACCACCCGATACTACTAAAGCACCATCCGCAGTACTTGTACTTTGAACTGTATTATTGATTTTTTGAATTCCTTCAACGTTTAAATTCTTTACAATACCAACACCTCCTGATACTACTAAAGCACCATCCGCAGTACTTGTACTTTCAGTTGTATTGGAAATTGTTTGAATTCCTCCAACATTTAAATTCTTTTGAATACCCATACCTCCTGAAACAACAATTGATCCAGAACTAGTACCTGTACTTTGGTATGTTGAATGAACACTCACACCACCATACAATACAAATGATCCAGTTGATGAATTTAAAGATTGTGTAGTGTCAAAAATAACAATAGGTTGTTCGAAATACATAGGCGAAAAATTAGATGCCATTATTTAATTTTATTTATAAAATAAATCAATAATAAAATAATGAAATTTGAACGAATTTCTTTTAGAACACGAAAATACGTTTATTTTGGGTTTTATATAAAATAAATTGATTTAAAAACTAAATATTATATTTACAGTAGTATATTATGAATAAATTTAGAGTAGATAATATTAATGATTTAGAACTTTTATATTCAGTTTTACGAGAAACTTATCCCAAAAATGAAATTGAAATAGTATTTAATTGGAATACAAAGGTTTATAATGTTAATGTAACAGACCGCGCTTACCAACAAGATCCTGAAGTTCCTGTTGATATTAATATAGAAGTAGTGTATGGAGATTCTGTAACAGGTGATACACCAGTTATACTTAGAGATCCAAAAACACACCAGATTTATATTAAAACAATTGACGATATAACTACTGAATGGCAAGAATATCCAGAATTTAAAATGTTTGATCAAACTATCCGTTTAGAAAAACAATATGGATTAACACATTACGAAGTTTGGTGTGATAAAGGATGGAATCCAATTAAAAAAGTAATCAGGCATAAAACAAATAAAAAGATTTACAGAGTTTTAACACACACTGGTGTAGTTGATGTTACAGAAGATCATTCTCTTATTAGATCAAATTATGAAAAAGTAAAACCAAAAGACTTAAAAGTTGGTGATGATTTATTACATTCTTTCCCTAATGAATTTAATAGTAATATAAATATTATTTCTAATGATAGAGCATATATTTATGGATTTTTTTACGGAGATGGTAGTTGTGGTAAATACGAGTGTAAATCTGGTCTAAAATATAGTTGGGCGTTAAATAATTCTGATTTAGAGGTATTAAATTATTTAAAAGTTCTTTTACAAAAAGAATATCCTGATTATAAACCTATAATATACGATACAATTGAATCATCTGGTGTTTATAAATTATCAATAAATAATCAAAAAGACTTTATAGAAGAATATAGACCAAAATTTTATGATTCTAATAAATATAAGAAAATTCCTGTAGAAATATTAAATAGTAGTATAGATGTTATTCAAAGTTTTTTTAATGGTTATTGGGCAGCAGATGGATGTAGAAAAGATAAAGAAATAATAGGATGTACACGTTTTGATAATAAAGGAAAAATTGGATCTGCTGGATTATATTATTTGATGAAAAGATTAGGATATAAAGTCTCATTAAATACACGAGATGATAAACCAGATATATTACGACTTACAGTTACGAAAAAAGAACAACGTAAAATATGTAATAAAATTAAAAAAATTATTGAATGTCCAGATGTTACAACAGAACAGTTTGTATATGATTTAGAGACGGAAAAAGGTATATTCGGATGCGGAGTTGGTGAAATACAAGCATTTAATACAGACAGTTGCTTCCTGAAGTTTAAATATAATCGTAAGAATTTTGAAAAGAATAGAAAGGATACATTTAAATTAGCTACTTTATGCGGTGATAAATTAACAAATGATATTTTTAAAAGAAAACCCATAGAGTTAGAGTTTGAGAAAGTGTTTCATCCTTTTATTTTACTGACGAAAAAGAGGTATATTGCAAATAAATATGAAAATCCAAAGGATCCATTTGAATTAAAATGTGTAGATGCAAAAGGTATAGCATTAACAAGAAGAGATTATTGCCCAATGGTGAAAAAATGTTATAAAGAAATTATTGATACTATAATTAATGACGAGTCTATTAATGGAAAGGTATGTAAAGAAGAGCGAGATTGTATAGGTTTAAGTATTGATTTATATAAACAGTATCTTTGTGATATTTTAGAATATAAAATTGATGTTAATGATTTAATAGTATCAGCAATGCTTGCAGCAAGTTATAAAACAAGACCAGTTCATGTTCAACTTGCAGATAAATTGAAAAGACGAAAAGAAGAAGTTCAAATAGGGGATAGAATACCATATATTTTTATAGAAAGTGATGATCCTAAAAGTGCAAAATCTGAACTTGGTGAAGACCCACAATATGCTATTAAAAATAATTTAAAATATAATAGAAAATGTTATATAGAACAATTAGCTAAACCAATTTTAGGTTTTTATAAAATAGTTTTAAAAGACAAAGAAAGTCTACTAGATGAAATTATTGAATATACAAACAATTGTTTAGTTAATTGTGGAGGGAAACGTTTGAAACCTAGTGATTTTAAGATTGAAGAATAATTTACCAATTTGTTAGAAATGTAAATTTATTATATAGCTTATATGTATTCTATGAAAATACAGTACATATCAGATATACATTTAGAACATAGAAAGGATTATTATGTTAATCCAGTCGCTCCGAATTTAGCTTTATGTGGTGATATAGGTCATCCGTTAAAAGAAAATTATAATTATTTTATTAATAGATGCGCAAATGATTTTAAAAATGTTTTTATTATTTTTGGAAATCACGAATTTTACACAAAAACATCTGATAAATATACAATGGATGAAATTATAAATTTAGCTAAATTTCCTAAAAATGTCTATTTTTTAAATAATAACAGTTTATATTTAAATACATACGATGATTCTGTCAAATTATTACCACCAAAAGATATTCAAAATTATATTAAAATAATTGGTTCTACATTATGGTCAAATATTGATCCTAATATAACAAAATATGTCAATGACTATAAAAAAATATGGGTAGAACATGATAGAAAAATGAATTATATTGATACACTAAAATTATTTAATACAAATGTTAGTTATATTTTAAAGGAATTATCATGTGAATCTAATATAGATACAGTTTTATTAACACATCACGGTACGCATCCTATTTGCAATGGCAAATATGAAAATAAAATTAATAAATTAGGAATTGATGTATCTTCAGCATATGTTAGTTTTATTGAAAGATTATATACATTTAAAAATCTTATAGTATGTATATCAGGTCACACGCATTCTAGTATTAATAAATATTTATATATAAATAATCATAAAATATTATTTTTATCAAATCAAGTTGGATACAAAGGTGAAGATAAAATGATATTGAATTATAATCCAAAAGCCGTATGGAGTTACTTTTCAAAAAGTAACATCATTACTTTTAAAAAAAGTAATATCAAAACATGGCTCGGCTTCGGTGAAGGTCACGCCTGCAAATAAAAGGTTATATTTTATATAATAATGGTTCTTGCAGGCGCGACCTTCACCGAAGCTGAGCTTCGGCTCGGTAAGGTGAGCCTTTTTTGATATCAATCGTTTCTAAAAAGTAATATAATAATTGAATTTAAAAGTTTATTTACTATTAAATAAACTGTATGGATAAACAGAAGATATTTTTATATATAAGTGAAATTGCAAGTTATATTGGGCAAAATAAATGGGATTATGTTACTCCATTTGAACGTTTATGGAAACGTTGTGATAAAGATGGATATAATTTAATTTTAGAAACGGCAAAAAAGAATATAAATGAAAAGCATTTACAAATTAAAATTTTAGATAAAGAAGTAGAATTATTAAACAGTGATTTGTTAAATAAAAAGATAACTAAAAGACAATGGGAAAGTCGAACAGGTAAATTAACTGATCAAAAGACGAGTATGTTAACAGAAATTACAAGTTTAAATTCTAGAATTGACGAAATAGATTTAAATCAAAAACAGAAATTAGAATTAGTATTAGGAAAAGAAAATGTGGAAACAATTGAGTCTAAAAATATTGAAACCGATAATAAAAGAGAAAATGTTAATAAAATTATTGAGACAATGCAAATTTCTGATACAGTTAAGAAAAATCTGATTAAAGAAACAGAAAGTTTTATTAATAAAACTCATGGTACATTAAAAGAAGAAAGTGCTATAGAAATGTATGAAAAGAAATTTAATGTTAAATTAAATACAAGTCAAGAATTTTATAAATATCGTTTAAATATGTTAAATACAAGTCAATTTGAATGGTGTATTGGAGGAAAAGTTGATGGTTTATATATTGATAAAGATGATAAATCAAAAAGTTATATAGTAGAAGTTAAAAATAGAACACGTGGATTTTTTTCAACATTAAGAGACTATGAAAATACACAGATTCAATTATACATGTATATATTAGATATATCTTTTTCTAAATTAGTAGAAAAATATAATAATAAGATTAGAATTACATTAATATATAGAGACGATAATTATATTAAGGATATTTTAACTTATTTAGATATTTTTATAAATAATTTTGAAACGACTTTTATAAATAATGAAGAAAAACAAAAGGCGTTTGTGTTATGTGATAATGATCTAAAAAAGATTTTTTTAAAAAAGTTATATTTGAATGATATAACAAATCGAATAAATGAAAAAATATTAGAAACAACAAATAGTAATTCAATAGATTGTTTAATAGATGATTTAGATTAATTTATTCTTTTATTTTATTTTATTTTATTTTATTTTATTTTATAATATTATAAAATAAAATGTCTCAATCATCTAAATTAAAATACGATTTTGGATCTTTAAATGCTAATACAATTACAATTGACAAAGCAAATATTACTCAAGCTACAAGTAATACAACTGCTGTAACTATTACAACTCAGGCTGGAATAATTACTACACAATCAATGACGACTCCATCAAATTCAGCACTTCAATTTACAGTTAATCATCCTGATGTAACTGCTAACAGCGTAGTTTTAGCAAATATTATGAATTATGCTGGAACAACTGGATTACCTAATTTATACATTGATAATCCTACTACTGGTTCATTTGTTTCTACTATTCAAAATCATCATACTTCAGGTTCATTAAATGGTGCTATTAAAATTGCATACTTTATTTTATAAAAAAATTTTTTTTAAAAAAAAATAATTTATTTATAAATATTAGAGTATGTTAGTTGATAATAACAAAATAGTTCCAAGAAATATGGATACTCTGTCAATTGTAAATGTAGTTTTTGCAAAGGAACCTTTACCACCATATACATATAATATTGGATTAGCTGAAGATGCGTATAATGTTACATTATTTCAATTATTAATGAATATTTTAATGTGTGGTGCAAGAAAAATATATGGTGATTATATAACTGCAGAGAATTTAACAAAAAGACAATTTGAAGAATTGCAAAGGTATATGATGAGTATTGGATACATCATTAAATATAATTATACTTATAATAAAGAAGGTATAGCAATAAAAGTTAATATATGGTTTGAACCATATATGTTTAATAGCAAATGTAATGGAATCATTACTTTTTAAAAAAGTAATATCAAAACAGGCTCGCGCCAGCAAATAAATTAATGTAATGTAATGTAATGTAATGTAATATAATGTAATGTAACTAAAAAATGAATTTTTATATTAAATAAATGTATATTTAATATGAATAAGATATGTCAAGATGTTTTTAATAATATAGCCAATTTTTTATCTATAATTGAAATAGCTAGACTTAGACAAACAAATAAATTATTACAATTTTATGTAAACGATTTTGAAAATATTTATTTAACAAAACAATTAAGATCTATCGATAATGATAGTAATATAATAGAGAAGAAATTGTATTTTTATAATTATTTAAAATATATTATTAGTAATTTTTCAGTTAACAAATATTTGTTTCAAAATGACATTTTAAACAATATGATTTTAAATGTATATAATAATTACTTTACAAATTATTATCCAAATGTTTTAAATCTAATTATTATTCAATGTTTTATAAACATAGTGTATTTTCCTAATAATATACAACTTGAGTCCGGTTTTAATTTTTTAAAAAATTTTAATAAACCGAGTCAATTTTTGAAATTTGAAGATGTAATAATAAATTATTATACATATATATTAAATTCTATTCATAATGATAGAATTATATATGATAAATTTAGAATAATATACGATATGTCACCACATATTATAAATATTTATAGTTTAAAAAAAATTTTTTCATATAGACTTTTAGATTTATCAAAAACTCGTTTGTTATTTTGTTGTAATTTAGAACATTGTATTGTTGAGAATATAAATAGTATTTGTAATACTAAGTATGCTTATTATAATGATGATTTAACATCTCATAATTATATTGAAGTAAAAACATTTCTATATAAAGAATGTGTTGAATATTATAATATTTTAATTGAAAGAGAAAATTATTTATTAAATGAAAAATTATTTATAAAAAATCCAATTACTAATAGAAGAATGCGTGTTAATGGAAAAAGATGGATGTTTTTTATTTCTAGTTTGACAAAAAAGGATCGTAATGATTTTATTATATATGTAATACAACAACAAGATATTTTACGTAGTAAAATATTTGGAAAATTTACTATAAATAATTGAAAAAATATATAATACAAAAATTTTTAATGGGTTTAGTAGAACAGATTAAAAATCGTATACCAATTATCGTTGGAGTTTTATGTATTTTAACATGTTTTATATTATCTATATTTGCATTTTTAGGATTATTATTTAAAAACAAATCAATTGAATTAGGTATAATATTTTTACTATTGTTTTTACTAGGATTTTATCCAGGTATGTTATTAGGTCATTTTATAAGTTATTTATTAAATCCGTGTATATGTGTTTTAACAGATGGACCAGTATTAACATTTGAAATAAAAAAAGTTAATATGGATATTCAAAATAATAGTAAAAAAAATAATCAAAATAAATATATTGATTTTTAGATATCGATTAATGGAATAATGTATTTTGTGTTTATACTTATTAAATTTTTATTAAAATTTAAAGTAAATATTCTGTCTAAATAATTAGGACCTCTTGATAAAATTTTGTTTAAAAGTCTATGTTTTCGTAATGGTAAAATGCTAATTATATATTGTTTATATAAATTATAAATAAAGAAAATGTCATTTATTAATATTTTACTATCTTTTTTATTTAGTCTTTTTGAAGAAACATATTCAAAAAATAAAGGTGTAGTTATATTAACGTTTTGTAAATCTAAATATTGTAAATAAATGAAAAATTCATTGTATAAAATTTTATATTTATGTATATATGTTTTGTTATATCTTTTATGTATATATGTTTTGTTATATCTAGTCATATAATTTCGATTAAAATATTTTGAAATGATCCAAAAATTATTAATAGTAGAATAATCATTTATATAAAAATAGATATTATAAATAATATCATACGGTAAAGACTGTAAAGACATAATAAATCGATAATTATTTAATATTTATTCATTTTTTAAATAACTATTGAATTTTGTTTAAAAAAATGAATAATTATTAAGTAACTATTATATTAAGTGGTTATGGAAAAGTATTATAAACTAAATTTAATAAAAATAGATAACGATTTTTATAAAAACGATATTGATTTTCAGATTATAGAATGGTGGGCACAGGATGAAGAAGATGAAGACGAAAATGACACAGAAGAAATTTCAGAAAATGACGATAATAAAATAAATAGTAGTTATGTTATAAGATGTTTTGGTGTAACAAAAACTGGAATTTCTATTACTTGTAAAATAACTAATTTCAAACCATTTTATTATATTAAAGTACCAGATACTTTTAATCGTGTTCATTTGCATCATTTTTTGAAATACATTGAATCAGGTTATATGTTACGAAATTTTAAAAATCCTTTAGCTAAAGAAAATGGTAAATTTTTATCTAGTATCGTTGAAAAAAAAGATTTATTTGGATTTAGAAATGGGAAACGATATAAATATGTTAAATTAGTTTTTAATAATTATTCTGCACTTATGAAAAGTAGATATTTATTTAAAAAAGCAATAACAATTGAAAATGTAACTAAAAAACCGACTAAATTTAAATTATATGAAAGTAATTTTGAGCCATTTATGCGATATTGTCATATTAAGGATATTTTAATGGCTGGATGGGTTAGATTACCAAAGGGGAAATTCAAGTCAACGCAAGATACATCTACAACACAAGTTGAAGTAGAGATTGATAAAAGAGACATCGTTTCATTACGAGAATATCAAGATATGGCAAATTTTTTACAAGCTAGTTGGGATATTGAAGTTTATAGTTATGATAGAACTTTTCCTGATCCAAAATTCAGCGTAAAAAATAATGGTGAAATAATTTATCCAAATGAAATATTTCAAATAGCTACAACATATAAATATACAAATAGTTCGGATGTTTTAGTAAAACATTTATTAACTTTGAAACGGTGCGAACCGATAGATAATCCAAATGTTATCGTTGAAGAGTGTAAAAATGAAAAAGAATTAATTAAAAGATGGTGTGAAATTATATCTAAAATGGATCCAGATATTTTTTATACATATAATGGTGATAGTTTTGATTGTATATATTTAATTGAAAGAGCTGTATTATGTGGTTTGGCATCTAAGAAAAAATCTGGTTCTAAAACTGTATATTCTGGATCTATTTTATCAGTTTTAAGTAGATTAACAATTAAACAAGCTGAAATTAAAGAGGAGTATTTTAGTTCTAGTGCATATGGTGATAGTAAGTTTAATAGAATTTATATTCCTGGTAGACTTAATTATGATTTATTAATTCATTATAAAAGAGGTATGAAAAAATATTCAAGTTATAAATTAGATAATATTGCATCTGAAATTTTAAAACAAAATAAACATGATGTAAGTGCTAAAGATATGTTTAATTTATATGAACGTGGTTTACCAGAAGATATTAAACGAATTGGTGAATATTGTATTCAAGATACAGTTTTACTTCAAAAATTAGTTGATAAACAATTAATTTTGACAAATATTATGCAATTAGCAAATGTTACATTTGTTCCAATTGGATTTTTAACAACAAGAGGACAAACAATCAAAGTATTTTCACAAATTTTAAGAAAAGCTAGACAAATGGATTTTCTTGTTCCTCATACAAATTTTAATGAAGATAGTTATTCTATTACCGTTAAAATGAAAGAACTTGATGTATTTACAGATGAAGATATTGGACAATATATAGAAATTGATTTAGGAAATGTAAAAACTGCGGATGGATCTAAGACAATTAGAAAAACTATAAATGCAAAGGTCTCAGAAGTAATAGATGAAACTACTGTTATAATTTTAAGTGATACAGAAATTTTTGAAGAATATTATAATCGTAAATTAAAGTATCGGAGACAAGAACATCTTGTATCTAGATTATTTACAAACGATGATGAAACAGATAATAGTTTTACAGGTGCAACTGTTTTAGAACCTGTTACTGGTATGTATTTAGATGATAATATTGCAGTATTAGATTTTGCAAGTTTGTATCCTACAATTATGATTAGTCGTAATTTATGTTACAGTACTTTTGTTTTAGATGAAAAGTATCTTAATAGTCCAGATGTAAATTATGAAACTATTGCTTGGAATGATAATATTGAATATAAATTAAAACATAAGTGTGAAGCTATTGGTAAAAGTGGTAAAACAAAAGGTGAAATTTGTGGTAAACAAGCTTATTTTGAAATAGATAACAAGTATTATTGTAGAATTCATGACCTAAACAAAAAATCAAGAAGTTCAGATGAAAAATTCCAAAAAAGAAATGTAGATTATAAATATACAATAGTTCAACCACATAAAGACAAAGAAACTGGTGACGTTGTAAATAAAGGTGTATTACCAGCATTATTAGAAGAATTATATGCAGAGAGAAAACGTGTAAAACGTGAAATGGTTAAAGCTGCAGCAGATGGTAATAAATTATTAGAAAGTATTCTTGATTCTACTCAACTTGCTATAAAAGTATCCCTTAAGAATTAGGGGAAAACAGCAAACCTTAAAAGGGTGTTATTTGCTAGTAAATTAATTTTATTAATTAATTTGCGACATCATCAAATTGCGGGAAACTCCTTAGAGCTCAGACTACCACTTTTATTTTTAAAGATTTAAAAGGAACTCGGTTAATAGCCGAACCCAATGGTAATAATGTCTGTGATTGGACAATCCGCAGCCAAGCTTCTAAAATTATATATAAATAGAAGAAGGTTCAACGACTAAACGGTGATGGGTAAAATTATAAAATTTTGCTTAAGATATAGTCTAGTCCTTATAGAAATATAAGGTAGTAACGAAATTCTACATATGGATTTTTAGGAAGAGGTCAAGGTAATTTAATCTTAAAAGAACTTGGAAGTATAGTAACAAGTGTAGGAAGAATGTTGATTGAACAAACAAAAGAATATGCAGAAGGTCCTTTCTTAGAATATATTAAAGAAAGTGGTGCATCATCACAACGTCTGGAATATCAAGATTATAAATTATCACAAGAAGAAAAACAATTAGTATTAAAACAATTTCAGATTTAAGTTTAAAAATAAAATACATTTTATATATAGATTTATAACTAACTGTTGAACATATGGGAATTAATAAACAAAAATATTATAATTATGTTAACAAATTTTTTGAAGACAATAGTTGTAAATTACTTACAGAGTTTGAAAATTTTACAAATAAAAATGATAATAATTTAATATTTAAATGTAAATGTGGAAATATACAAGAAAATATTAATTTTAAATGGTATAATAGATCAGTATATAAACTATGTAAACAGTGTGTTTTTCAAAATCATACTAGAAGAACGGTTGAAATTGATAATATTATAAATTATTTTAAAAAATACAATTGTGAATTATTAACACCAAAAAAAGATTATGTAAATAATATAACTAAAAATTTAAGTTATAAATGTAAATGTGGATTTATAGTAGAAAATGAATCTTATTTATTATTTTATTTAAGTACATATAAATGTTGTTGTAAATGTAGAGAAAATAAAATTGATCACAGATATATAGCATTTGAAGAAGTTCAAAATATATTTTTTAAAGAAAATGTAGAACTATTAACTATAAAGAATAATTATATAGGTATTTCTAATACAAAATTTACATATAAATGTAAATGTGGAAATATAGTTAATAATATATCTTATCATTCCTTTATTTTATCAAAATATAAACGATGTAAACAATGTGTACGAGTTTTGATTAAAGAAACGTGTCTAAAAAAATATGGTTATGAAATCCCAATGCATAATCCTATAATTTTAGATAATTGTATAAAAAAACAATATAATTTAAAGAATTTTACATTTAAATCTGGTAGTACTATTCAAGTTCAAGGATATGAAGATTTAGCTTTAAAAATATTAGTCGAAAATTACAACGAACAAGAAATTGTTATTAATAGAAAAAATATACCATGTTTTAATTATGTATTTAAAAATAAACATAAAAAATATTTACCAGATATTTATATTCCATCCGAGAATAAAATAATTGAGGTGAAATCTAGTAGAACATTTGATATAATGAAAATACAAAATATAATAAAAGCATTATCCGTAAGAAAAGCCGGCTATGATTTTGAATTTTGGATATTTTATAAAGTTTCAAAAAATGAAATATCAACTTATAAATATAATGAATCGAATAAGCAATGTTTTTTAAAATTAATTAAAATGTAATATTGTTTAGGAAGTATAGTAACAAGTGTGGGAAGAATGTTGATTGAACAAACAAAAGAATATGCAGAAGGTCCTTTCTTAGAATATATTAAAGAAAGTGGTGCATCATCACAACGTTTGGAATATCAAGATTATAAATTATCAGATGAAGAGAAAAGATTAGTATTAAAACAATTTCAGATTTAAGTTTAAAAATAAAATACATTTTATATATTAAAATGAATAATTTTATTTTTTCTTCTTTAGTTTATTATCTTTCATTACAAAGATGTAGTAAATACAATGATTTTTCTATTCATGGTTTATGGCCAGATTATATCGATGGTGGTTATCCACAATTTTGTACAAACCAACAATTTAATTTATCTACTATTGAACCTATTATGGATGACTTAAATAAATATTGGAATAGTTGTACTGGTAAATCAGATACATTTTGGAAACATGAATTTGAAAAACATGGAACTTGTTTTGACCCACCTACAACAGAATTTGATTATTTTAACAATACATTAACTACATTTCATAAATTAAAAAACGATGGTACTATTGATAAATTATGTCACGATAAATTTAACTGTATGATTGAATTACCTAATTACAATATTTATACTAATTACAGTTAATTACAATATAAAATTGAATAATTAATTAATTATTTAATTATTTAATTTAATAAATATGTCTGAATTAGAAAATATTTGGAATGATTTTAAATTAGAAAAACAGACAGATGATTTAAATGAAAGTTTAAAAACTAAAATATATTCATGTAGTAGTTGTAATAGTAAGAATTTACAATTTGATAATTATGAAATAATATGTTTTGATTGTGGATTAATAATAGACGAAGATAGAATTATATCTAGTCAGACTTTTGATAATAATGTTTCTCAAGTTAAAAAGCGAACGTATAATAAATTATCAAAAATGCAAGAATGGTATATGTGGTCAAATGAAGAAAAGAATGTTTATAAATTAAAAACGTATATTATAGAATTGTGTAATAAATTGTATATACCAGAATTTTTATTTTCAAACATTATAGAATTATGTGTAAATGTAATTGATTTAATTAAAAAAACAGATGGAACAAAACGTGCTAGAGTAAAAGATGGTATTTTAGTAATATGTATTTATTATGTAACAAAAGATACGAGTACGCCTTTTTCATATGTAGATATGTCTAAACGATTAAATTTAGATATTAAATATGTAACTAGAGCAGAAAGAATGATATTAGAGTTGGTTAATTCTAAAAGATTAAATTTAGATAAAAAAATAATGTTGGATACAAAAAAACCGTTTGATTATATTGCAGAATCTATTAATAAATATAATTTAAACATTTCAAAAGATATTTTAAAACTTGTAAAAATATTAATAGAAATATGTGAAGATAATGATTTATTATTAGATCATACACCTTTATCTATAGCAGTTTCATGTTTTTATTATATTTTAAAATTACGAAACGTTGAAACCGATGTAAAAATATTTTCAGAGTTTTATAATCTTTCAATCGTAACTGTAATTAAAACTTATAATAAATTAAAAGTATATGAAAATAAAATTAATGAATTGCTAGTAAAATACAATTAACGAATTTATAATTAGCGAATTTATAATTAGCGAATTTATAATTAGCGAATTTATTATATAAAAAATATTTACATATAATATATATGGGAAATTACGCTAGTGTAGGTGATAGTTATACAAAAAGTGATAGTGATGTACGTTATCCATTAAAAACAGCACTTGACGTCGCTATTGAAAATTCAAATACTGGATTAGCTGCAAGATATACAAAAACAGAAAGTGATCTAAAATTTCAAGAAAAAGGCAATTATGCGACATTATCAGATGTTGAAAGCAAGATGAAATTGTTTCCATCAGTAGATAATATATACACAAAAACAGATTCTGATTCTACGTTTTTAAAAAAAGTTGATGCTGCAAATATGTATCAACCACTTGGTGGAGAATACGCAAGTATATCATTTGTTAATGATAAATTTGCAGGATTAGAAAAGTCAATAAAAACAGATGCCATAAATCTTGGCGAATATTCACTTTCAACAAATACAGAGTCGCAATTATGTTTAAAAAGAAAAGATGAAACTCAAACTTTTTGTTTTGATGGAAAAATTGTAATCAAAAAATAATTTATTAATAATTAAATAATCTATAAAATAAAATTTATTTTTATATATTATATAATAAATGGGTAATTATGCCAGTGTAGGTGATAGTTATACAAAAGGGCAGAGTGATGAGCTTTATCCATCTAAAACAATATTTGATGAAGCTATTAATGCAAGATATACAAAAACAGAAAGCGATACTCTTTTTCAACAAAAGGGTGATTATGCAATGAGATCAGATATTCTAAATACTATTAAATCTATTCCATCATTAGATAATGTATATACAAAAGGGGAGAGTGATACTCGTTACCCTACATTAACAACGTATGATGCTGCTATTAAAACTGTGAATGATGGGTTAGCTGCAAGATATACAAAAGGGGAGAGTGATACTCGTTATCCTGCATTAGCAACTGTGAATGATGGATTAGCTGCAAGATATACAAAAACAGAAAGTGATGGACTTTATGTATCAAAGACAGTATTTGACGTTGCTAATAAAGCTGGAAATGATGGATTAGATGCAAGATATACAAAAACAGAAAGTGATGGACGTTACCCTACATTAACAACGTATAATACAGATAAAACAAATACAAATGATGGATTATCTGCAAGATATACAAAAACAGAAAGTGATGGACGTTATCCAGCATTAGCAACCTATTCTTCTGCTATTAAAATTGCAAATGATGGATTAGCTGCAAGATATACAAAAACAGAAAGTGATGGGCTTTATGTATCAAAGCCTGTATTTGACGCTGCTAATAAAGTTGGAAATGATGGATTAGCTGCAAGATATACAAAAACAGAAGTTGATACAAAAGTTACTTCACTTGTGAACAATAATACATTAACTGATTTAAAACCAAAAACAATGTGGTGTGCAGATGGTGATCTTTGTCAAGTACCTACAGGTAAAAAGGGTTTTACTAATGGAGTTATTACAATTGATGGTCAGACAATTAAAAACGACAAAACTGCTGGAACTACAGGGAGATTATATCTTAGTGGTAGTGAAAAATTATATGTGTTAAATAAGGAGGGTGTTGTTATTGGTAAAGAAAGTGGTGCAAATGGTAATTTATCAGTTCAGGGTGATATGAATGTTGCAGGTGATATTGCTGGTATTCGTTTAAGTAACGGATGGACTGGATACCCTAATACTTTTGCGAACAAGTCAGAAATTTCTAATGACTTAGGTACTTACAAAGCTTTGATGATAGCTGGAAATAAATCTGCTGATAACACTCGTAGAAAAATACAAATGTATGATGATGTACAAGTAGAGGGTGGTATAACGGCAAAAGGTACAGCTAATATTGCTGGCACAGCTGATATTGCTGGTATTCGTTTAAGTAACAACTGGACTGGATACCCTGATGAAAAAAGGGGCGGAGCATGGAAGTCAGAAATTTCTAATGACGTAGTCGAACACCAAAGTTTGATGTTAGTTGGAAATAGATCTAACGGTGGTGCTGCTAGAAAAATAAAAATGTATGATGACGTACACGTGGGTGGTAATTTTGGCGTAGGAGGTAAGAATATATGGCTTCATGATACAAATATTAATATTAATGCGGGCGACGATTGGATCCGATTATTAAGAGATAATACTGATCTGAATAGTTTTAATCGTGGATTAGCAGCACTGAACTTATATGCAGCTCAGGATATATTTGGAAAACGAAATATGGCTATTGATGGTAATATAAGTGTAGGAGGTGATATTGCTGGTATTCGTTTAAGTAACACATGGACTGATTACCCTAATGCGAGCAAGTCAGAAATTTCTAATGACGTAAACGTATACAAAAGTTTGATGATAGCTGGAAATAAATCTGGCGGTGGTGCTAGAAAAATAAGTATGTGGGATGATGTATCAGTAAATGGTGATTTATATGCACAAGGAAAAATATATGGTGCTGGTAATAGAGATGTTATTGCAGATCTAGATGATCTAAGGAATAATATTAATGATCTAAAGAATAATGTGGTGAGAAAAGATAGAAAGTATGCCATAAAAAATGCTGATGGTAGACGATTACAAATGACTGATAGAGGTGAAGCGAAAGCTGTCGGTAATGATCCATGGGGTAATTGGGAGAAAATGAATTTCGTTGAAGGTAGTTAATTATTATTTATATAATCATTATTTTTTATAATATTTTTTTTTATTATAAAAAAAAAATATTTTTATATGATATATAAATATAATGGGACAAGCTCAATCAGGTCCAGCAGGTGATACAGGTGATACAGGTCCTCAAGGTCCTCAAGGTCCAGAAGGTCCAAAAGGTCCAAAAGGTGATACAGGTCCAAAAGGTGATACAGGTCCAACAGGTACTATTTCATGGGGAGTTTTAACTGAAGAACAACGAACACAAATTAGAAATGGATTATTAGATTTTGCAGAATTTAAAGGTCCAACAGGACCACAAGGACCACCTGGAGATGCTTCAGAAGTTGCTACTCAATTAGCAGATAATGTAACTTTTACTAATTCACTTGCAGATAATATAGTTTCAAAGTCTACAGAACTAAGTAACACTATTGCACAAACTTTTAATAATAATGATGTATATAAAAGTAATTTAGCAGGTGCAGTTGCTGATATATCAAGTATACAAAATGCTATAGCAGAAAAATTAACTACTAATTCGACATATAAAGACAGAATTAGGGGTCCACCTGGTAATTTAGGTGCTGAAGCAGCTGTAAAAGACGCATTGTTTACTCAAAAAAGAACTTTATGGTGTGCAGATGGTGCTGTTTGTCAACTACCTGAAGGTAAAACTTCTATAAAAATAGGTACTACATATATTGCTGCACTTGATAGTATTGATAAAGACGATTGGATCCGTCTAATATCAGATCCAACTAATAATCAAAGTTATAATCGTGGATTAGCTGCAAAAAATTTATATGCACAAGGAAAAATATATGGTGGTGGTAATAGAGATATTATTGCAGAACTAGATGATCTAAAGAATAATGTGGTGAGAAAAGATAGAAAATATGCTGTACAAAATATTAATAATGATGCACGATTGCAATTGGATTCTAATAGTTTAGTAGCAAAAGGTGTTAGAAGCAACGTATGGGGTGCATACGAGCAGATGAGATTTATTGAAGGTTAGTTAAAGGTTCTGAACGTATTAATGGCGATGATTAATAATATGATAATTAATAATTGTAAAAATAACAAATTCTTATATATTATAATACGTTTTTTAGACGAATTTGACGGTATATTTAACATTTTGTTTGGATACACTTCTGGATGCAGATACACTTAATGGTTGACGTTTTTGATATTGTTTTCATATTTTTTTTAGATTTTAAAGAATTTTTCATATCTTGCTCGATACTTATATTGTATAATGTGTGGCAGTTTTATTAAAAATCCAGTGATATCCGTTATAATGTACATCAGTTAATATTCTATTTCTTAGACCAGGTGGAGAAATTTTTGCATCTCTTGCAGCACTTGCTATATTAGGATAATTTTTTTGTTCACCAGTTTTACATTGTATTCTAATAACAGGTTGATCTAACATTTGGTCTTCTTTAGAAATTCCAGAATAGCGCCATACAAATCCTTGACATATAGTTTTATTTCTTAAAGCTACACCAATTGCATTTCCCGTTGTTAATCCTAATCCCAATTTACCGGCCGCCTCGATACTAGGAAATGTTGCAATTATTTTACCAGTATCTTTATCAATTTGATCTATAGATCTTTTAGCTTTTCTAACAAATGGAATTTCAGGGTCATTTAATATATTTTCTAGTTGTTCATTATTTAAAATTTTCATAATATTATACAAATCGTTATTAATAAGTAATTCTTCTAGTTTAAATACGATATTAAAAATTAATTTAATATCATCAATTGATCCGTCATAAAGATC